ACTATGCAGCACAGGTGCCTATGGGTGTTTTAGTTGTGACAGCTGGGGTGGATGTACAAAAAGACAGACTAGAAATAGAAGTTGTAGGCTGGGGAGATAGTGAAGAGAGTTGGAGTATTGATTATAAGATATTCCATGGAGACACATCTAAGCCAGATGTGTGGAATGACTTAGATGAGTATCTATTGAAAAATTTGACACATGAAAATGGTGCGAACATGCGAATTTACTCTACAGCCATAGATACTGGTTATCGGGCTACAAAAGTGTATGAGTTTTGTAAAACAAGATTTAACAGACGTGTGTATGCGATAAAAGGATCTAACACAGTTTCTTCTCCTCTCATCCCTCGTGTGGCATCTAGGACAAAAAAGACAAAAGGAGCACTTTTATATACAGTTGGCGTAAATGAAGGTAAAAACATCATCTCATCACACATTATGACTACTGAGGTAGGAGCTGGGTACATGCACTTCCCAAATAATGACATCTATGCAGAAGAGTATTTTAAACAACTCACTTCAGAAAAGAAGTTAAAGAGTGGCGTATGGGTAAAAACACGAAACAGAAACGAAGCATTTGACGTGAGAAACTACAGCTACATCGCTTTGCATCTTGCAAGCGTTGATTTGGAAATATTGAAGCTTCGAGGGCAGGTTTTAGGAAGTATTGTCGAGGGTAAACCTCTAAGAAGACGTAGAAGAATGATAAATAAAGGGATATAAAATGGGTGTAAAAAATTTCTGGAACTGTAAATCTGAACCTATCAGAAAAAAAATAACATTAAAAAACAGAAGCCGTCAGGTGATTTCATGGGTAGAGGATAAGCACGATATAACAACGCAGTGTGCCCTTGATATGCTACTATCAAACCCTCTTTTGCTAGATGATACTATTAAAGAATTAGAAGATTATTATCCTGACTTCAAAGAAGATATTTCACTCCCCATACCATAATTTTTAAAAAAAAGATAGGTAAGTTTTCTGCCTATTTTAAAAAATAAAAAATTGTCATACTACAAAAAATAAACTTTTGGAGTAGCTATGGCTTATGATTTGGAAACATCTCAGACGATGTATGACGAATATATCAAAGCTGAAAAAGCTGCTCTTAAAAATCAGTCTTACTCCATAGGTGACAAAAAACTACAACGTGCAGACCTTTTAGAGATTCGAAAAGGTCGTGACTACTGGAAAAAACAACTTGATATTGCAGACCCTACAAACCCACGCAAAAGTGGTATAAATGTAAAAACAGTGAGATATAACTATGGCTAAAACACCTTTTAAACTAAACACTTTAGACAAAGCCATTAGCGTATTTGCACCACAAAAGGCACTAAAAAGAGCCTATGCCAGACATACTATGAGTCTTTTAGGCGGTGGGTACAATGGAGCATCCAAAAAACGTACTTTTGGAAAAGGTTGGAACAGTACGGCTGGAGATGCAGATACTACAGACTTAAAAGACCTTCCAACACTTAGAAATAGAAGCCGTGACCTGTACAGAAATGCACCCATCGCCCATGGTGTGTTAGATACGTCTGCTACAAATGTAGTAGGTGCGGGACTCATGCAATCATGTGACATTGATGAAGATGTTTTAGGCATTAGTGAAGAAGAAGCAGAGGCATGGGAGACAAACACTCAAAGGGAGTTTAAGCTTTGGGCTGAGTCACATGACTGTGACGCGGCACGCACTTCAAACTTTTATGAATTGCAGTACATCGCTTACTTGACGATGTTAGTGGGTGGAGACATCTTGGCATTGTTTCCATACATCAAAAGAGGGGACAATCCTTATGGGTTGACCGTCAAACTTTTAGAGGGGGATCACCTTTGCAACCCAAAAGATGCAAAAGACACTACGCACATTGCAGGTGGTATACAAGTAGATAAAAATGGTGCTCCATATATCTACCATGTCTTAAAAAGTCACCCTGGAAGTTCCGCCAAGAAAAAAGAGTGGATAAAAGTTAGAGCTTACGGTGCGAATGGCAGAAGAAATATCATCCATATGTATAAAAAAACAAGACCAGGGCAAAAACGTGGCATACCAGAACTTGCACCTATCGTGGAAAGTTTGAAACAACTTACAAACTATACAGAAGCAGAACTTACCGCAGCAGTAGTATCTGGGATGTTTACTGTGTTCATTAAGCAAGAAAACGGAGAGATGGGCGATGGTATCGTTGAAAATGGCGAAGTGCAGGAAGATTACGAATATGCACTTGGTAACGGGGCAATCGTAGGACTAGCACCAGGAGAGAGCATAGACAGCGTAAACCCAGGAAGACCTAACGCGAACTTTGCACCGTTTGAAGAAGCCATCATTAGACATATTGGTGCTTCCTTGCAGATACCGTATGAGATGATACTCAAACATTTTACCTCCAGCTACTCAGCGTCACGTGCAGCCATGAATGAAGCATGGAAATACTTTAAAGTAAAGCGTGCCTCTATGGTAGATAATTTTTGTGATCCTATATACGCTTTATGGCTAGATGAGGCTGTAGCCATAGGACGCATAGAAGCACCTGGGTATTTTGATGACCCTCTTGTACGTAAAGCATGGAGAGGTTCGGTTTGGAATGGCCCAGTACCAGGACAGCTGAATGAAGTGCAAGAAACAAAAGCCGCTGAAAAGAGAATAGAGCTAAATATCTCCAATACAGAGCGTGAAGCAAGACAGATAAACGGCACTGACCATCGTACAAATATTAAGAAAAACAGTCGTACCAAAAAGATGGTAGAAAAATATCTTCCTAAGGATGTGGTAGAAAATAAAAACAAGGGGAACAAGAATGGCTAAAAAATGTAGAGTAGGTGGCACATGTCATATAGAAAGTAACGGTATCGACTTAGAAAATAAAAGAGTTCCAGTCATTTTATCAGATGAAAGTGATGTGGTGCGTCATAGTTGGAACGATGGTATCTACTATTTAAAGCTTGTACATACTGATGAGAGTATCGACTTAGAACGTGCTGACATACTATCTTTGTTTATAAATCATAACACTTATGAACTTCCTATAGGTAGATTTGAAAATGTACGCATAGAAGACAGTAAATTAAAAGCAGAGGCAATCTTTGATGAGGATGATGAAGTGTCTATGAAGATATTTAAAAAACTATCAAAAGGGTTTTTGCAGTCATTTTCTGTGGGCATTGATGTGGATGAGAAGGTTCTGACTAAAGAAGAGAATGGCATCAAATATTATGATGTGACAAAATGGGCCATCCACGAGGCAAGTGTAGTGGGCATCCCTGCTATTCCTACTGCAAAAGTGGGAATGGAACATGAAGTGGTAGTTATACCAACTGCGGACAGCGACAAACTAGCAAAATTAAACCAAAGGAATGAAATGGAATTCAATAAAGAAAATTTTGAAACATTAAAACAAAGCGTTTCTGACCTAAAGGCTGAACTTGCAAAAGAGAAGCTAAAGGCAGATGATAGTGTAAAAGCAGCAGTAAAAGCAGAGGCAGAGAGACTGAAAAGTATCGTAACGTCTGTTGGTGTGCAAGCGTTAAACATTGAGAGTGTTGCAGAGGCTATGTTTACAGCAGGTGCAACACAAACAGATGTGGAGGCAGCGATGTTTAGACATGAAAAAACACAAAAAGAAAAAATGGCTAAAAACATCAAAAAAGATGGTGAAGACTTGGCTAAAAAAATAGAGCATATAGATGGTGAGGGTGGAGATGGTGAAGAACTTACTGCTGCACAAAAAGCACATGCTATGGCTATGGCAAAAACAAAAAGAGGAGAGAAATAATGGCACAACCAGTAAACACAGAAAGCTATGACGGAAACAGTATCGTCCTTAGTGAATGGAAAGTAGACGGTAACGGGGTATTAGCAACAGGTATCTATACAAAAGGTGCGGTACTTGGTAAAAATCTAGCAGGCAACTATGAGTTAACTACTGATGCAACTAAAGCAGAAGCTATTTTGCTTGAAGATACAGTTGTTACTGCGGCTACTGCAAATGCTCCTATTGTGATGGGTGGTGAGGTTGCTGAAGAAGACTTAAACTATGGGGGAGCACTTACAGCAGATGATGTAAGAGACTCACTTAGAGATAAAAACATTTATTTGAAAAAGAGAGGTTAATTATGCCATTAGGATTAGGAAGTAGAGAACTGACACAACAAACAAACAGAGTGTATACACCAGCTGGGTTCATTACTGCACTCTTTTTTGCAGATAATAAATTTTCAGAGACAAAATATGTCGATGTTGTAGTGACCAAGGGTGGAAGAAAACTTGCACCATATGTCTCACCTAAAGTTGCTGGGAAAGTGATGCGTAAAGAGGGTGGAAAAGTAAGTACTTACGAACCGCCTATGCTTAAACCAAAGTTTATCACTGATGCTGACAGCATTTTAGAACAACAGGCAGTATTTTTCGGTGATGGGATGGATGCATCTGAAAGAGCTGTGGAACAACTGCTTAAAGATGAAGAAGAAATCAAAGCATCTATTAGTAGAACCAAAGAAGCACAGGCAGTAAGTCTTGTGACTACGGGTAAATTTACAGCCAAAGGTGAAGGTACAGAAGAAGAGTTTGACTATGGTATGGATGCTAATAACATTGAAGTTTTAACAGGTACTGCACTTTGGACAGATGCAGGTTCTAACCCATTAAAAGCGTTAAGTGACTGGCGTACTGATATATTTAAGGCGACGGGTAAAAACCCTAACGCAGTTGTTATGGGGGTCGATGTGGCAGAGGCATTTACCTCGCATGATGCAGTTATTAAGGCATTTGACACTAGAAGCATCAATGTTGGGGAACTTAGACCAACTCCTATGACAGATGAAGAGGGCAACGAAATTGCAGGCGTGACATATATCGGACGTATTACAAAGCTTGGTATGGACGTTTACTCTTATGTAGATTTTGTAGAAGATGAAGATGAAGTGGTACAAGAGGTCTTCCCTGCGGATAAACTTGTCATGGGCCGCACAAACGCAGGTGGTCACTTTGCACATGGTGCTATTACCGATAAAAAAGAGTTGGGTACAGAGGTATTTGTGGGTGAAGTTTTTGTTAAGTCTTGGCAAGAGAATGACCCAGATGATGAGTTTATCATGGGTAAATCACGTCCACTTGCAATCCCTTCAGACATTGACTCATTCAAGTGCGTAAAGGCGGTTTAAGATGTTTAAAATACATTGCAAATTTACCACAGACAAAGGCCCCTTAGTAGGTGGCTCTGTGGTAGATAAAAAGACGCTTAAAAAACACTTTTCACAAGATGAGATAGAGGGGTACATCGAAGAAGGGCTCATCTCTGAAATCAAGATGCCAGAAACGACTGCTACCCAAAAAGGGGGTGAAGATGAGATGACTCTTGAGCAGATGATAGAAGCCCCAAAAAGTTCTTTAAAATCTGCACAGCTAAACGCTGTTTGCGAAAGCTATGGGCTTGATACAGATGGGAACATGCCTGAACGCATCAAACGCATTGAATCCTTTGAAGCCCTTTTGGACTCTGATTTATCTGAGCTTGATGAAGAGGAGCTTAACCAAGTTGCTGTTTACTACGGTGTGGACACTGGGCTTGATGAGACAGTAAAAATTCAAGCCATTGAAGAGGCTAGTGCGTAATGCTAGACCTTAATGAGGACATCGCTTTGTTTTATGAAGATTTTGCCCAAACTACAGTGGTAGAGGGCAAAGACGACATACTTACTATGGAGGATGAGACTTTAGAACTTAGTGATTCAGGGATGAACACTAGACGCGTTATGAAGTCTGCTGACGTAGAGAGAGGGGATATCCTAGTTGTGCGTGGTGAGAGAAAACAAGTCATAAGTAAAACACCCTATGGTGATATGCAAGAAGAGTTTTTACTTCATCTTTCTAAGCCAACGGTGGGTATATGATGCCACGCATCACCCACGCAGAAGCCATACAAGTTATAAGCACGGCTATTCAAGAGGCAGAGCCTTTGGCTATACCGCATGAAATCAGAATGATTGAGCGTACGTGTGAGGGTCTTGCTGAAGAAGTTAAGTTCATGGCACGCATTGATGATGATAGCTTAGTTCATAGTGATGCTCTAATAGAGGGGTTGAAAGAACTGAGTCTACAAGCCGATAACGGCGTTGTTTTTAATGGTGATAAGTTGAGTTGGGGCAAATATGAGCAAGATTTTGTCTTGCTCTTTTTTACGGTAGATATGATGAAAAAATGCGGAGGGTATTGATGAAAAAAGAAGTAACGATAATGGTGTACAACATCAAGTCAGGGCAAGGTATGGAAATACCTAAGTCTCATAAAGATAATTATGTGGGTAAAGGGTATACAACCACAAAACCAAAAGAAAACAAGGAGTCTTAGATGGCTGGCACAAGATTTACCCAAGATTTATTGGGCGTGAAGATTATCAAAGAGACAACACCCGGTACTTTTTTGGCACCGACACAGTCTCTTTGTTTAGAGCGTGGGGCAAACCCACCAAAAGTAGAGTTTAAAAAGTTCACTTGTGACCCTATGAGTACTACAAGTGGAGGAAAACACGACATCGTTTCTCCTGGTAACGCGATGATAGACTATAGTATCACACAGAAGATGAGTGACAACGTAGCTGACTACGCAACACTCTTGGAGACGTGTAACTTTGTAGGAACAGCGGTCACCATACCTGCTGGTACAAGCTATGAGATGAAGACATCTTCTAGC